TTAGTTCCACTCACCTTTTGTTAAAAGAAGAGAGCCTGATACACAGGTTTTTCCAGATAGACTGGAGGACGAGAAGAAGCACCATGAAATATTATTTCATGTCCGGAGAGCGTAAATGCCAAGAATGCCAAGAGAGAGAGAGATAGTTACACCATTAACGCCAATCCAATTGGACGAATTCAGTAGCTCTCTGTGTCACAGAGAGTGGTGTAGTAACTACCACACGACGAGGTAGATCACCAGAAAACACTGCTGTTGGTGGAAAACACGCAGCAAGAGAGAATTCTGGCGCAGACAAGGCAAGATGGGTCTTGACAACAGTAACACTGTCAGTCGTGCTGACGACGCACATTTGCGATTGAGAACCAACCGCAGCAGAACGATTCGTCATGCCAGACGCCATTTCAAAGAACGCGGCGTATGTCGTCGACATACGCGCCCAGGAGTCAGAGAGACGAGTAAACGTCTCCTTGACGTTGAGTGACCAATCAAGGTCACCCGCAGAAGGTTTGTCCCACACTAAGCCGAGTTCGGCTCGAACAGCAGTAGCACTAGCTGTCGTGAATGCGGTAACAAATTGGCCCACATCAGCGTAAGACTTAAAGAGAAAGTCGAATCGGTCACGTGATGTGCCATTGTTACCAAGGACGGGTTTGATGCTCTCCCAAGCATCAGGAACTGTTCCACTGAGAACGGCTTCCTCAAGCACGTTCGGAACAATCGATAAGTCTGCTGTTTTCAAGAACAGGAGCAGACGGTCGGCAATCACACCTTTCGTGTGTCCATCGTCACGACGGACTGGCAACCAAAGATGATTTACAGGAGCACATCCTGTCTTACCCGTAGCTACCTTTTGGGCAGCATGAACAATAGCCTTCACAGTATCTGTATAATCATGAAGTAAGAACCTGGTTCCTAGAGCAGGAACAGAGAACTCACCAAACTGTGAGACAATCGCCGAAACGGCGGAAGGGATAAGAACCTCGGTAGAGGCCACAGGAGCGAAATCGCCTTGGGGTAGGCCCATGTTCACATGAGAGTGAACTAACTGCTGGGCCAAACGCAGAAGAGCCGCAACGGTCAGATTCTTAGCGAAGTTGACTTGGTCAACCTCTGCATGTACCCGAAACTCGTTGTATCTTTCATGCCACATGTAACGTTGTGGGATGGCGTTCAAAACGCCAGCCAGAACACGTTCATCAGGCGAGAAAGCTTGATCACGAGAAGGTTCACCAGCACCCGTCTGAAAAACGACAGGGAATTTACCCGGTTGGGGTTTTGGTGTAGAAACACCAGTTGCAAAGGTCATTGCCTTAGCGGCAGAAGCGTTCTGACCGGGTTGGGAACCAACAGCCGATCGTCGAGCAGCACGTTCTGCCTTGCCAGGTTTGGACTTTCGTCCAGCTTTGGAAACTGAGCCGCTGGGAGCGACGGAAGAGGAAATTTGGGACTGGGTGTCAGCCATGGTCTCAAGATGAAGGAGGCGGGGTGAAAAAGTTTTAGATTTGTTTTAAAATCTAAAATTTTCGAAAAACCAGTTTACACTAGTTAAAAGTAGTCTTTCGC